TAATTTATATATATAGTTCTAAAATGAGATTGTCCATATCCTCAGATGGAATAAACTCGAATGTCTATGAACACGCTACAGCTTTGGAGGATGGTATTTGGTATCATGTAGGAATTACTTATAACGCTGGAGATGATGGTTATTGTATTAGAATTTGGGATGATACAGCGGGGGCTATTGTTGGTACTGATAAAACAGGCACTTCAACAGACATTAATATTAATAGTGATAATTTTACTCTTAGCAAAACAAGTTTAGAGACAAATGCTAACATAGATGAGTTTGTTGTTTTTGATGAAGAACTCTCTACTGCTGATATTGATAAAATCAGAGGGGGAACTTATGGGGCAGGAGTAGGAGGAACAAACGCTCAAATCAATATCGGAGACACATGGAAAACTATTGCTGGTATGCAGATTAACATCGGAGATGATTGGAAGGCTGTTGAAGGTGCACAGATTAATATTGGTGATACATGGAAAACAATATTTTAAATGAAATCTAGAAAACTAGCAGATAGATTGTTTTTAATAAGCCCACAAAAGGATGGAGTTGGCAGATTTATTCCTTATTGCACTTATGCTAGACATCAAGGTGTTATCATTCACAATAAACACCGTCGCTGTGAAGCGAAAGGATGTCATCATTACCTTAGATTATATCTTTCTTATAGAGGATACAAAGATTTATAAAGGTGCTGTGCTTGTATATAATATGGAATATTCAAGAGAGTCAAAGAGAATAAAAAAGCTATGGACTGATGCTAAAAAAATCCCATCTCAAAAAGAAGAGATCATAAAAAGAGCTGAAAAAGCAACTGCTGATCAAGAACAACAAACTTTAAAAGAATTGAAAGGAGGTAATATAAGAAGTTAATTACAAAATGGAAAACAAAAATAGAATTTTTAGAGAAGAAAACATCCTAAGCTTATTCAAAGAACTAAGTGATGCAGATCAAAAATCAATCTATCATACAATTTGGAGTTTATCCGCTAAAGATTTACTGATTAAAATTAATAAGAATGATGGTAGAGAACATTAAAACACAAGTTGTGATCTTAGAGCACGAGGATAAAACATCAAAAGGTTTTGATTATACAAGATTTAAATGTGAATATCAAGACGAAGGCGGAGTCAAGTGGATGTCTGCTTTTAACAAAACTACTGCAGAGCAACAGATGGTTAAGGATTTAAAAGAGTCTGAGGGTAAGGTTGTTAGTGTTGAAGTCTGTAATCCAAAAGATGATCTATGGAACATTAAGAAGTTTAATGGAGTTGTTAGAGGAAGTCCACAAGCAAGTGTATTAGATAAGATCCCAGTTGAGAAGCCATTAATGCAAGATCCATCAAAGCATGAGCCTGCAGATGAGGACTGGGATAAGAAGATCGTTAGAAAATCAGTAAAAGGATCTAATTATGAAAAGGATCCTGTTGGCCTCGCTGTTGAGATCTATTGCAAGCTAATGGAAGATAAAGATTTTAAAGAAAGTTTAGACAGTTCGCAAGTAATGGAAGTTGCAGTAAAGTTAGTAAAACAAGCACAAGAAGCTTTTAGTTAATTATATTAAGCCCTCAATTAGAGGGTTGTATGGCAGAGTAGAGTGTGAAAACCTTGGAATTATAGAGTAGGTTCGAATCCTGCCTCTGCTAATTGGGCGTTGGTAAGAACCTTAGGCTGTAATGCCTTAAACCTGACACTGGGAAAGACTGGGAGATTGGGGGGATTAACCGATGCAGTGTGTAAATGTTAAAAGCACTCTCCCCTCAATTAGAGGGTTGTATGGCAGAGAATCTAATTAAGCGTCAAACGGGATGCACATTAGCAGGTTCGAATCCTGCCTCTGCCATCGTCAACAGAAGACATTAAAATCGCTAAGGCATTCGTTATAGAATGATGGTAACTTAGTAAATAAGAGCCATGACACTCAGGAAAGACTGGGAGATGGTTGGGGGAATAGATGCAGTTAGGTGCAATTCCTAGCGCCCCTCAATCATTATCATATTCAATGACAACACTATCACAATTAAGGCAAAGAGCAAATTATAAGAAGAATAATCCAAGGATCACTAAGATCAGAGATGAAATTGGCTATGCTCAAAAAAAGATTAGAGATCAAAAGGCACTTATTAAAGTTCTAAAGAAAAAGCTGTTGGAGCTGCAGGTAAAGAGAGATGCTAGCCTGTGAGCACACAGGGCCAATCTCAGCAACAAAACGCATGGTTTATATAGTTTGCTTACCTAGAAAGCTCGCAAGCTTTCTAACTTCGCTTCACCGAATAACTCCCTGCTTCTTGCTAAACTGCTGAGATAAGCTAAAAAGCGTTTAAATCTAGCTCGCCTAAGGGCTCGCTAGCCTTTAAAGGCTTTTTGCTAGCCTGCTGGCTAGCCGTTATTCTATTATGCGTGCCTAGCCAGGCCCACAATTAGCCTAGCCTGCTGGCTAGCTTCTATATTATGATACATCAAGCTAGGCTCTGGCCTAGCAATACTAGGTTCTGAATAAGCTAATGAATCTGATAAGAGTTAAAGTGAGAGAGTAAACTCGCTCGCCTGAGGGCTCGCTCGGCTCAGCCTAGCCCTGCCTAGAGTGGTTAGCCTAGACCTTACCTAGAAATGCTAGTCCCCCCAAACCCCCAAAGGGGGCTTACCTAACCCTGCCTAGACCTCACGCCCTCACGCCCCACTCCCCCACTCACATCAATATGTAACTGTTCAATAACAACAACTTACTCATTAAGTATATGTTTACATAAGTAATAGAACAAGGACATCACAAGGATAAGGACATGGGACAAGGACATGCAACAACACACACAACAAGACATGCAACAACAACAATGAGCGAGTTTCAAAGATTAAACAAATACACATCCTGTTATCCCCACTGACAAATTTCTTAAAATATCACTTTCTATAGTCAAAAGTTCGCACTATCAACCTTGTGCGAACGCAAATGTTTAAATAAAAAGCATCCTTTAATAATTGATGTTATTTTCTAATCCAAACAAAAAATATTATAGAAAATATATTGGATAATAAGTTGAATGTCAATCACATTAATAACTTTCAATGACAACGTACTTTGATTAAAACTAGTATATAGAATATTAATGAAACAGGGAGGGTGATGTAATGTGTGCGCTTGTATAACATAAGGAGGTTACGGGTTGCCTCAAGCACAAAATATCTTTTCCGTTATAGCTTATTTAGGCTAAAGCCTAGAGAGTAAGCTGCTATAACATCTAGTCTAGCTAACTAGCTACTAGCTATATTCTATTCAAGCACAACCTTTATAAACATACTCTACTTCTAATTATCATGGTAAATAATAAATTAAGAGATCAAAGACAAGATAGAATTAATAATATTCTGAAAGTTTTAAAGAAGAGAAAGATAATAAATAGACCAGAGTTTGTAATGCAGATTTGTATCAAATACGGCGTGCAACAGAGAAAAGCTGCTGAATATTTAAGGATTGCAGAATTTATGAATAAATGAAAACCCCAAGATCTAGGGTAAAGGGAATGCTTAGACAAATATTTCTAAGAAGTAAAGAAAGGAATGCTACATTAAAAAGAGATAATTATACCTGCGTTGATTGTCACAGAAAGCAAACAATGAAAAAAGGTCAAGAATTAAAAGTTCAAGTTCATCATATAAACACAGTTGACAAACACTGGCAAGAGATAATAGATCTAATTTTCAAATATGTTCTGTGTGATATTGATGATCTAGAAACTGTTTGCAAAGAGTGTCACGACAAAAAAGAATAATGGAAATTCAATTAGATAAATGGCAAAAAGAGATCCTGGCCTACAAGGGCGACATAATTCTATGTAAGGGGAGAAGAATTGGCGGTACCGAAATCTTTTCAATTAAGGCTGCTGAAAGAATGGTGAAACAGCCAGGAGTCAAGATTGTTTTTGTTTCATTGACGGAAGATCAAGCAAAACTCTGTATTTCTGTGGCACATGAGCACTTAATAAGATATTACAAAAAACTGATTGGAAAAGGAAAAGACAAACCACAACTAAGTATACTCACATTAACAAATAAAAGCACATTCAAAGTGAGGCCTGTTGGAAATACTGGGAATGCTGTTAGAGGATTTGATGGGGACATCCTGGGAGTTGATGAAGCCCCCTGGCAACCGCCTATGATGTGGAAAGCGGCCAGGCCTATCATATCTACAAATGATGGAGAGATTTGGATGTGGGGGACTCCTGCAGAAGATAAGGGCTATTTTTACGAGCAATTCAATAAGGCCTATAATCTAAAGGATAAAAATGCAAGATTTAGAGTTTGGTATAAAAACAGCGAGGAGGTTTTGTTCAACAGACCAATCTGTGAAAGCTGGACTCAAAAACAACATGATGGAGCAATAAGGATCCTTGCAGAAGAAAAAAAAGACATGACTGACATTGAGTATGGAAATGAATATCTAGGCCTTTTTCTTTCTGAGCTTAAAAGATTTTTCAAGGATGATCTAATAAAAAAAGCATGTGTGCTGAAAAGAAATTTAAAAGTAAAAGGAAAGAGATATTTAGGCGTTGATGTTGGAAGAATGTTTGATCCAAGTTCATTTGAAGATATTTGCAAAGTTGCAGAAAATCAATGGCACCAAGTTGACTCTCAAACAACTAAGAAAAAATACACTAATGAAACACAAGATAAAATAATTGCATTAAACAAGGCCGTAGATTATCACGAGATTGGAATAGATGCAGGATCCGGGGCACTGGGTGTTGGGGTTTATGACAATCTAATGGTTGTCGACGCTATTAAAAGGAAATTAAGACCTATGAACAATAGATCGATTGCATTGGATCGAGATGGAAAAAAGAAACAATCATTAAAGAAAATAGATTATTATAATAATTTAAAAGCAATGATGCAGAATGGAGAATTGAAATTATTGAAAGATGATGCAGTCATTGCAAGTTTAAAATCTGTGAGATGGGCTCTGCCAGATGAAAATGATCCAGACAGCAAAATGACAATCCTAGGCAATGATACTCACATTTGTGAGGGTTTGATGAGGGCTGCTGAATTAGCCAAAAAAGACAAAAGTTTAAATATCTTTGCGCATAGGTTCTAGCATGGCTGCTTATCCAAATACAACAATTATTGCAGATGCTGCAGACCCCGCAGGTTTTATGGGCAAGAATGTCGACGCTGGTTTCACTGCAACAATGCAGGATCTAGTAGGAGTTTACACTGAGGCTTATTTATGTAATCTAGTAAAATATGATATTGTAACAAACTGGGCTGCTATAAATGCTGTTTACAAATTAATGTTTTCTGAGTATGCTTGCAGAACAATTGCAATTGAAGCAATTAAGTGGGACATCAATAGCTATACTGATAGAATTGAGGGTGAGGATATGATTGAAGTTCATGTTTTCAATCTAAAGAAAATTCAAAAGATATTAGAAAACGCAGGCATACAAGATTTTATGGGAGTTTAAAATGGTTCTAGATCTACAAGATAAAAAATTATTCAAGCAAAAAGATGTCAGAGAAACTGCAGGTATTTCTGGGACTCCAATCATTGGGGACTTCACTGCTTCTCAACATTCCCACGCTGCTGCTGGAGCAACTGGAGGCACTGTTGATCATGCAAACTTAACTTCAATTGGGGGAAATACTCATGCTCAAGTTGATACTCACATTGCAAACACTGCAAATCCTCACACAGTAATTTTAAGTGATCTTGCAACTGCTGGAGAAGGAATTGATTTTGCTGGATCTACAATTCTTGGAGAAGATGCTTCAACTGTAAATAAGGGTATTGCAAGTTTTGATGCTTCTGATTTTGATGTCACCGCCGGAGTTGTAACAATAGATGATAGTGGGGTTGATCATGATGCAATTACAAACACCCACAATATGACCACAGATATTGATGCAAGAATTACTGCTGGAGAAGGAATTGATTATTCCACTGGAACAATAAGCGGAGAAAATGCAACAACTTCAAATAAAGGAATAGCTGCATTTGATAATGATGATTTTCAAGTCACATCTGGGGTTGTTACATTAGATGCAGATATTGCAAAAACCTTTGATGGAGATGCAGGAACAGCGACGACAGCAATCCATAATATTGATATTCTTGGAGGAACTGGGATCTCAACTCTTGGAGCAAATAACGATATTACAATAACAAATACTGGAGTTACAAGCATAATTGCTGGTGCTGGAATTGATAGAGATTCTGCAACTGGTGCCGTGACAATATCTGCAGAAGATTCAACTGCAGGGAATAAAGGGATCATAATTGCAACAGGTGGCAATGGAATAAATGTTTCTTATGGTGCTGGAAATGCAACACTAACAACTGTTAATGGGGAAATTGATCACGATAGTTTAAATAACTTTGCAGCGAATGAACATTTTACAGAAGCCTCAATAGATCATACAAATATTACTGCAGGAGATGGAAGTGATCACTCACTATTAACAAATAAAACTTCTTATTATTCTGTTCATCCATCACAATTTACAGCATCATTTCCTGATATTGATGATGTTTATGTATCTGAGGTAGGGGAACAAATAACTATTCAAGCAGGGACGGTAAATCTAATCGCTCACATTAATCTGCCTCATGGAGCAGTTGTTACAAATGTTATTATTTATGGGGATGCAGGAGCAGCAGGGCAATACTGGGAATTAAACAGAACTGCAGTAGATTCTGGATCAGATTCAACAATGGCTTCTGCAACAGTAAATACTGCAGATGCTACAATATCAAATGCAACAATTGATAATCAAAACTATGCTTACAATTTAATGGTTTCTGAATTAGTGGGCAATGATGATATTTATGGGGCAAGGATCACTTACACAACAGATTATGATTAAAAACATTTAAATACTTCTAGATACAAGAAAAAACATGGCAGAACTTAGAACCGGTCAAACCACAGATTTTACTAATCAAGGCACAGAATTTGAAGTTGATGCTCAAGATACTGATGGGGCTTCTACTGGTTTAAAAGAAACTTATTATATTCCTCCCTTTACAACTTACAATGGATTTTATAGAAAGATCCCAGAATTAAGAACTGTTATTAATAAATTTGGGTCCTGGACTTTTGGAAGAAGCATTATCGCTAATGCAATTAACAAAGCAAAATTAAAAAAGATTAGAGGGATCGGAAGAGAGAGCGCAAGATCTGTTTTAAAAAATCAGTGGATTGTTGCACTAGCCTGCGGGGACTCTTTTGCTCACATTGTCAAGGATGCTCAAGGCAGACAAACAAATCTTAAACCCTTAAATCCTGGAAAGATTGCAATTGTTGCAAATACCGAGGGCATAATTATTGCATTTGAACAAGATCTAGGATCTGGAAAAAGAATGAGGTATGAGGTTGATGAAATTTATCACTTAATGTATATGAGAGAAGCTGACGAGATCCACGGGATCCCTTTGCCAGAAGCATTAAAGGCCTTAATTGAAATGAGGCATGAGGCTCTGGGAGATCTTAGGATCCTATATCACAGAACAGTTTTCCCAATGAACTTTTTTGAAGTTGAAACATCAAACAAAACAGCATTAGACTCTTTAGAAAAAACTATTAATGCTGCTTATAAGAATTATGAAAATGTTGTGATCCCTGCTGGCGTTTTAAAAGAGATCAAGAAATCATCACAGCCACAATATTCTGGGAATGATGTTAATTCATTGGCCTACATAAAATTCTTAGTGAGGTTGTTTGTTACAGATGTTGGGATGCCAGAAGTTGTTATGGGTTGGGGAGAAATGACAACAGAAGCAAGTGCAAAAGTTATAATCACATCTTATGAACAAGAGATCTGGGACATGAAATTATATAATGAAGAGGCTGCAGAGATCCAACTTAATATTAAATTCACAATTGAACCTGCTCCAAGTATCATGGACACAATGGTTAAAGATGATAAAAAGGATGGAAAGGAAAAGGCTGCAAAACCTAATGACAGAAAATTCACAGCGCCGGGGAAGAAATAATGGAACTAGATATTAACATGATCACTGATTTAATTAAAAACTTAGGATTTCCTATTTTTGTATGTTTATATTTCATGTTGAGATTTGAGAAAATTCTAAAAGCTAACACAACAGCACTACATGCACTATTAGCAAAAATAAAGTAAAGATTTAAATAGGTGTTGTGCTTGTGTATTATATTGATTATAAGGAGGAAATGAACATGAGTGAAGAAAAACAAAAAGCTGAACAAGAAGCAGAAGCAAAGGCTAAGGTTGAAGCAGATGCAGTTGCTGCAGAAAAAGCAGGGGCTGAAACTGAGGACAAGGTTGTAAGTGATGCAAAGGATATTGTCGCAGGGATGAAAGAGGCTAATAAGAAAAAAGAAGAATTACTGGAGAGAGAAGAAAAACTACAGACAAAAAAAGAAACTCTAAACGCTCTAGGCGGAGGAAGTCCGGCTGGAACTGAGCCACCAAAACCTGTTTTTACTGACGAGGAAAAGGCATCAAGGAAAAGAATTAAAGCTGTTGGAGATTCATGCGGTGCAGCATGGGCAAAGAACTATGAGTAAGATTGGATATGCTGACTGGGATGTTGTTGTCAAGGCGTGTGAAAGAGAGTTTGGATTGATTGATAAAACAAGAATTTCAATGACTGTTGCTGAACAATGTCAAAAGGTAACTCACGAATTGGCCTTAAAAGAGAGATCTAAATACCCAGAGCCACCAAAACCCAAAACAGAGAAATAGGGCAAAGATTTAAATACTTTATTATTATTGTTTTTTTATGCAAGCAGAAATATGGAGACTTTTAGGGAATAAGGGAGATAGAGTCCCTTTTAATGTTGCTGATGGTTCTGCAATTGCTGTGGGTGATTTCTTAGAATTAGCAGACAATATGGTTGTGACTGCTCACGCGACTAATGTTGATACCCCGATCGTTGGAATTTGCTCTACTGAAAAAGTTGCAAATGACGGCCATCTATTTGTTACCGGGATTACTAATTGTATTTTTAAAGCAACAATATTAGCAGGCGGATCTTGCACTATTGGGGATTTTGTTTCTATGGGCAATGCTGCTGGTGAAGTAAACCTTGCATCTGCAACTGATTTTGAAACTGGATGGACTGTTGGAAGAGCATACACAGATGGTGCTGCTGGACATACCTCTCTTTTTAGGAGTTCTTTCTAATGGCAGACATTCCTGGAGAACAAGATTTAAGAAAAGAAGATATTGATGCTATTGTAAAAAATTACGCATTAGAAATGTTTACAGGAAGAGGACTATGTTCAATCGTTCCAACAAATGCTGAGAAAAATACTTATTATCAAGAAACAGACTCTGATATTACTCAGATGACAGTAGATGGAATTACAAACTCTGGATTTACTAATTCTCCTGGAGCAATATTTGAACATGTAAATCATAGCTGGACTGAAACTGCTGAGAGGGTTAAGATCCACGGGGCAACTCACACTTTTGATTGGACTGTTTGGAAATTATCTGCGATTGATGTTAAAGCAAGAATGTTAGAAAGAGTTGCAAGAGCAATTGTATTGTCAGAGGACACTGCAATTTATACAGAATTAGCAACTACAACAAATACTGCGACTGCTGTTGCTACCTGGGATAATGCAACTGAGAGTTTACAGCAACCTTTGAAAGATATTTTAATTGCAAGATCTGCTTTAAAACTCGCAAACTGGTCAACAACTGTGAACTTAAAAATGATAATCCATCCAACTAATTTTATGGAATTATTGAATAATCCGGTTGTAAGAAATGCAGGTCAATTTTACACCGACGGTGTTACAAGGAATGGTGTTGTTGGAAAGATTGCAGACTTTGACATAATTGAAAGTAATGCAATGACAGAAAACACAATCTTATTTTGTATTGCTCAAACTGCAATGTCTTTATATGAAGCTCAAGGAATTACAACTAAGGTCACAGAAGAAGAGGGTGAAACAATCACTATAAAATCTTTCAATATGAATGTCCCAGTTCTAATAAATAATAATGCAGCATATAAGCTAACTGCAGCTTAAAAATGGCTGCTGGTGATGTGACCTTTATCGGACCTTACGGAACTACTGCTGCTGGTGTTGCTTTAGCTGATACTGCTTTAACTGCTTTAACTCACACTGACTCTGCAAGTGATACTATTGAAATATTACAATTACAAAATAATTTAGGATTTTATATTCTAAATGTTGAGGGTGCATAATGGTTATTTATACACACGAAGAATTTATGAAAAAGGTTGAAGAGAAAAATAAACCTGAAAAGAAAAAAGAAATAAAAAAAGGGAAAAAGAAATAATGGTACAAGATGATGTTCACGCATGCAGAGAACTTTGGGTTAGTGATAAATTTAGTTTCATGCCTGGAGTAGATCCAACTGCAGCACAGACTGGATGGGCTACAACAAATAAGATTACTGATAGAACAATTGATGCAAATGGATTAGTGACTGAAATTGGAGACGGACTCTGCACACTCATTGATGATCTAATTGCTAAAGGTATTATTAGCGCTTAAATCTATTTCTTCCAACACTCAAGAAATTTCTATTTTTGCTTTTTAAAACCTGAATTTATGTAATTCTTATCTGCGGATTTTTAAATGCGCACATAAAAATTTCCCTCCCACGAGAAGCAATAGTCACATTAGTCCAAAACCCAGGTTTTTGGCATTTCCTAAGAATTTATAAAGTTATGAAGATCAGAAGATTGTATGGTCACAGCAAAACAAGTAATTAATTCTACAAAACCAAAAAGAGTCAAGGCGCCCACAGGCCCAACAAAACTCGGCTCTGCTGGTTATGATAATGTAAGGGATGATATTGAGAAAACAAAATCATTAAGAGAGGGTTCAGTTAATAGAACACCGACGGCTGATATTGATATTGCTAATAAAAAATATGTTGATGATCAAATTGCATTAGTTGTTACAACAGGAGCAACTGGAAGCTGGACTGCAGGAAGTGGGGAAACAATTACAGTAGTTGATGGATTAGTAACACTTATAACCTCAAGTGTATTCTTTATTTTACTGGAAACAGGAGATTTCATCTTACTAGAAACAGGAGATAAAATATTAAATGGCTGACACTAAAATAACTGATCTTGCAGATGCAGGAGCTGCAACAGCAGCAGACTTCTTATATATAGTGGATGGAGCCACAAGTAAACATATACAATTTGATGATTTTGAAAGTTCACTAACACATGATAATTTAACTGGAGTTACTGCAAACGAGCATATTGATTGGACTGGGGCGACTGATAATTTTTCTACAACTGGGACTATTCACTCAGACGGAAACATAACAACCGGAGGGACGGTTGACGGGCAAGACATTGCGGGGATGGCTGGATTTGTGACAAGTAATTCTACTCATAGGGGAGACGCTACTGGAGCAGACCATAGTGATATTGTAACAGCAGTCGGACTAAACACAGCGAAGGACACGGATGTAAACCACAATGTTACAACAAATATTACAATAGCTGAAGCCCCAACAAATGTTGAGGTTCAATCAAGTGATGGAAGTAATGATACTATCGCCGCAGCAGACGTTACGAATGCGGGAGTGATGA